GTCGCAGACCTCTAATTGTTGTATTTTTTCGTTCCATACTTGAGTACAGACCGAATGCCTTAAGAGCCGCCTTTGTGCGGCCAAGATCCCTAATTTTTGGACGTGCTGGCTATCATGGACTAAGGGCATATTTAAGCAGTCTGAGGATATATAATCAGTGTTTGTTTTTGCGGCCACAAGTGCCTTATGCAACACTTCTTGACATTCATCAGCTTCGCAATAAGCCACATACAAAGAGTCCTTCCGATCTTCAGCACCAACCCTATTTACTTTGTATTGGTCTTTAATCTGATTCCCGGACACAATGCCTTTGGTGTGATGTTTCTCAAGGGTGAGTTGTGATTCTTTGGTCAATACCTTCATGTAAATCTTATCTCTAACGATTAAGCGCATATGGCACTGAATGAGTAATTCGTTTAAAAGCTTGGTTTTGTCCCGCTTATACCAAAAGCCCCCAGACCAGACAAGGCCCCATGCGACATGTATGGCTGCTGCTGCTGCTTGTGCCGTGGCATCAATCTTATCTGATGGTACGCCAAAATCCTCTAGAACATATTCGGTTACATCCGTGGGCGCTGTTTTGGATGAGGTATCACTACGAGAGTATTTGCAAGGCACGTCAAGCATTTTGCCGCCAACCGGAAAATGTCCGGCAGCATCATTAGCGCAGATTATCCATTTGGTCGCCTTGTAATCATTGCCGTCCGATCCGGTGATAGTATAGAACGAGCCACTATTATCCAGATCATAATCATCGTTCGACCATTCACTTCTCGACGGCCAATCCTTAGGGGATTTTATTTTTGTTATGGTGTAGGTGGGAGCATCCGGCCCCAAAATATAATACAGACAATCCGTACTATAAGCCGCACGAACAGGAATAAATGCCGTCCCGAATATCACAGGCACACATACATTATCCTTTTTTTCGTTTTCAAGATCGGACGGCCACAAGTCCTGAACTAATGGCGTGTTCGGCCAATCCCCTTTACAATACTTATAGAGCCAATCCCTGCACTCCAATTTAAGTGTTTGGTTTACCTGGTAGGCATTTACAACCTCAAAACCAAAGGCCCTTATTTCCGCTTCCTGCTCATCGTCACCATTAATCGTGGTTGTCCCGTCGATGGTCCATGTTTCACCCGGCGCTCTTGTATGACCTAAATTCGCTTTCATTATTTCTCTGATAGTGACTTCAGCACCTTTATAATCGGCAGGATCTAATGGATCGGAATCGGGGGAAGTTAGGGTAATGGTGACTTTGTTGGGGCGAATAATGCCAAACTCTGAACCTGAGCCGCCCATCACGATAGGGGTAAAATCAATTACCCTGTAAGTATATGAATTTCCTCCGGCAGGCCATGTTTTGGTTTTTCTGGCCCAATAATGAGTATTGCCATTCTCCACTACTTCAAACAGCCAGGACCCTTCGGTCTTGACGTTTGCGTCCAAGATATGACTCTGTTGCAAGGTTAAGCCTGTATACATTATTCAGTCTGCTATTTTTCCTAAAACCTTAAACCTGACTACCGGTATGCCCCGATAAGCGGGGTACATTAGCTCTTCAAAATTGCAATCAAACCGGACAACGTAAGTATGCCCGTCGGGGTGATCAAATTTAAAACTATTAGTCATCCCGTCGCCATAATTCTCGTCATACCAAAACTCTGTTACTGTCCCAGCATCGGCGGCATCCAAGACGTTATATTTAAGCCCTATGAAACATTCAACATTCCCGGCACCAGAAAAATTAATCCTTGTTTCTGATTTACCATCAACGGCTTTATGAATAACCACATTTTTTTTACCGCTGTTGCTCATTACCGCCTGCGGACTGACTGAAAGCGTCTGGTCCTTATCCGCTACGGCAACATCTACATAGTCGTATAATTCTTTTGCCGCCATAAGTCTTCACCTGCCTTAAATTTTGTTGACAGTTAATTTAATAAGTGTTTATTATTTAAGTATGAAAAAAATAATATTGTTTATATTGTGCTTATGTTTTATTTTTGGTTGTGGTGGCGATATGGATACGCCTAATGATTATGTTGAACCCACTGCTATATATAAATGCCCGCCAAAACCCAAAGTTATCCGATATTCTGACAATTAATTACCCACTGCGCTCTGGATAGCGCCTTGCACGTCCTCATTAGTCTCTATTACTTCCGCTATGGCCTGACCTAATTCATGACCGTCCAGGTATATATGACTTGTGACAGTCACTTGATTATTCACATATATTTCCTGTTGCTCTTGTGCTTGTTTTTCTTGTGCCTCTTGGACCCAAGGCATTGCCTGAGTATCAGAGATAACCCCGGCAACCGAGGGATCATACCCGCCATAGGCTTTCATGTAGTCTAAGTACCCAGACTTGGCAAAGCTGGCAAATTCACTGAATGCGTCCGGGTCAAAGTATGCTGATTCGTATAATTTTTGGTATTCGGCTTGTATGCCTTCCAAGCTTACTGCCGGGGCGTATTGACCCACGGTTAATTCCCGCAAGAAGGATTCGACTGGGCCTAAGATTGCGGCTGTATTTTCACCAAGAGCGTCAACAGTAAGGCCAAGGGAATCGGTAACGGTATTCAGTGCATCTGTAACTTTATCAAAAACAGGTTCCATCTCTGCCAGGTATGCTGTTAGGTCCTCGTTAGCAGGAAATGCCTTCACGATATCAGATATTTCCAGCCCCCCCGATGTGGCTAATTCAGACCATTGATTTCCTGTATATGTTCTCCCTCCGTAACTTATAGCAGCAGAGGGATTAGTCAAATTAGCCACTCGATTTTGTGCTGTATAATATTCTTCAAGAGTGGGGTATTTGCCCCCAGTACTTCTAGTCCACCCCCATAATGGATATGTCGCATCTTTCACTTTATCCCCCAGGGTCACTATATCCTGAGCTTTTTTAAGCTCATCAGTTTTGTATTGCTCAAATCCTAATGCTAATACTTTATCAGGTTGTGTATATTCGCTAACTTTAGAAAAAGCAGGTTCAAAAAGATTCATGAGGGGTTTTAAAGCATCAGTCGCCATAATTTTAGTAAATGCCTCAACCACACTGCCACCCATATCAGATTTGAAAGCATTTATAAATGTTTGATATTCTTGGCTTTGGTATGCTTCTAAAAATCCGTTACTAATAGATGACCCCATGCTAGATGAAAAATCCTGCATAAAATCTTCTAACATGCTAAACCATGCTTCATTTGCTATGGTCAATAATTGAGACTGCTGTTCACTTTGTTGGGCGTAAATTATTTCTTTAAAGTTTGGCCCATCATCACCACCAAATAACCCACCCAATAAACCCCCGGCAATCATACCAATAGGCCCACCGAATGAGCCTAAAGCTGCTATACTACTCCCAAGTGCCATGCCGCCCATACTACCAACAGCACCACCAACATCACCCATACCATAACCCATGGCTCCAGCGCCGACGTAAGGCATCATAGCTGACCCCCTCACAGCACCTTCCGGTAATGGCCCCATAAAATTCGGTGAATAAAGATTGCCCATCATACCGCCTACCATCTGATTAACCATAGGCGATATAAATTTCTTTTTAGCGATATCTGCCGCAGTATCAGCAAAAATCCTGCTAATGGATTTGCCTAATTTTTTCCATGCTTCTTCCTGCCCCATAAGCAAATCTGCAAAAGCATCACCAAGAGTATCCGTGATCCCATCAGCTACACTATGCCAAATTTCCATTGTTTCTTTGGCAAGCGTCTCTTGTGCTTCCAGATACTCACTGTTGTATTTAGCCAGCATCATGTCTTTGTAATTGGTGAGGTGGGCGAAATCCTGTTGCTCATGCATATATGTTTCTTTGGTTGTCTCATACCACCGCATGAGTTGATCAATTTTAAATTCTGTGGTGCCAAGGACTTGTTTTCTAATTTTTTTCTGAACTTCTTCTTCTAAGGCAACGAATTGCTCGGAGGGGGCTCTAGGATGTTTAGGTGTAGCGGCCTCTATTATTTGTGTTTGTGCGCCGAATGATTCACTGCCATACATTAAGGCCCCTAGCAAATTCGGCAAGATATTTGTCCTTGGATCTCTGTTTATGTTATAAGCAATATCATCTTGAAGGCTGATAAAGCTTTGCTTGATTGCTTCAAGCTTTTTAATAAACTTATTAGTGACTTTTTCATTTTCTTCAGGGCTACCAATAATCTTTTCTAATAAAGTCTTTGGTGTCGTGGGGGTTAAAGGTGCCAATGGCCCATGTTCAAAAGCATCACTTAAATAATCAGAATAATTTTTTCTTTCTTTTACTAACCTTTCCCATTCCTTATTGTGTTCAGCCGCCTCTTTCAACCAATCTACAAATCTGTCAACCGTTTTAGCCACGGGGAATTTGTCCATTATCTCATCAAAAACAGGCCCAATTTTTTTTACGGTAGGGATAAAAACCTCATCGACAAATGATACAACCATTTCAAATGCTGTAATCATCCCAATAGCACTGTCAATTACTCCTGTTGCTGTCTTTTTAGCCCACTCGTCCATCCTGCCTGATTTTTTAAATTCATCAAAAGCGGCATTAATACCTTTTATATTGGTGATTAACGCCTCTAATACGCCAGTCTTGACCATAATAGCGTTAAAAAAATCACCCATACGCTCTTTAGCTTCTTTCATCTGATCAGCGTATGCCTTCCAAGCTCCATAGCCCTCACGAATAGCCATTACCTGATCTTGAACATGGTGTTCGACCTGCTCCAGAACCCCCTCAAACCCCTTCAACGCAAATATGGTTTTATCAATAGGAATAGCAAGACGCCGAAGCTCTCCTGTCATACCAAGAGATGCTTTACCGAAGATCCTGGCCGACTGCTCCATCGTCCTGCCGGTAAAGGCCGATAAATCCACCATGGCCTTAGTAACTCTTGGAACTAACTCTTCTGGGATACGGGTAAATGATAAAAGTGCTTTTTGGCCTTGGATAATAAATTCATCCCCAATGCCGGTTAATTGCTGGATGCTTTTGGCCATTTTTAAGGTGTCATCATAAAAGGATTGGGAGAACCTGTTGCTTGTCACCATAGCCTGTTTTAATTGCTGCTCGGCTATGGATTGAGCGCCTGAGAGTTTCATCCACCCGGCAATCATCCCCTCAAAGTTCATAGCCACACGGTAAGCTTTCCCTAAAAGATAAACTTTGGCGGCCAAATTAACGTAGGCGGATTGGAGCCCTCCCATGGATTTAGTGTGCTTTTCCCACGCCTTCTCCATCTTTTGAACGGTAGAGGTTACGTCCTTATACAGTTTGCCTTTTTCTTTCAAATACTTAACGGTATCTAAATCTAGCTCAACAAAATATCGTTCCGACTGGCTTGCCTGCCATTATCGGGGTCCCTCCTTTTGCAAGGCGGGTATTAAACCATTGCGACAGAAAGCCTTAAGTTTCTGCCGTAACTTTATAGGTCTAAATAATTCTTTCCACCAAACAATCAAAGTTTCATACCCGTATTGAGCAAAAAAATCTTTACGGGTTTTTTCTTCTTGTGGTTTGTGCCAAAATTTACCAAATAATTCAATAACTTGTAGCATATCCTTGTTTATAAAATCTGGAACTTTTCCATCTATCACAACTTTACCGTCACCAACAAATTCCCATCCATCAGGCGATACTTCATTAATATATCCCATTAATTTTATTTCGCTTTTATTAGTTAGATCAATGATTGGGCTTTTAAACCTTTTTCTTTTGATCCCTGGTTTGCTCCATGCTTGGCTTATTTTTTCGGAGACACGTTTTTTAAACTCAGGGTCCGCCCATTTTTTCTTCATCGCTTCAGTGCCAAAATGACCACACCCACAACTTTTTGTGCCGCCCGCCCTCAATGATTTACTATTTGCAATTTTTGTATTGCCACAGTCACATTTACATAGCCATAAAGTATTATGTTGTCTGTCTCTCCCTTTTATTTCTATAGTTTTAACTTTCCAAACCTTTGGCCGGTTAAATCAATTATTTGTGACGTCTTGCGTTTTGTATTTTTTTTTGCTAATGTAGGTTTAGCCATGACATCATATCTCCTATATATGAAGTTATTGGTTAGAGGGGGAAGCAAGCCCAATACTTGTTTCTCTCTCGTTAAGTTATACCCCATATCTTGTTGTAATTCAAGCATTTTCTTTAAATTTACCTCACTCCTAAAATTGACCGCATTTCCGGTATTGAAGAATATAAAGCAGGCCGTAAAAATGATTGCCGTTCTGTCCTGCTGGTCCCAAACTCTACGAATCGAGCATAAAATACCCTAAAATTCCCTGCATATACGCGCACGTTATGGCTCTTTTTCCAATAATGGCCGCTTTTCGTTGTTAAAAATTTGCTGCCTTTATGCCTTGGCGTTAATCCCGCTTTCGTCTTTTTCCTTACCACACGAATAGACCGCCTCAGACTCCAAGGTTCTCTTGCTGTCCATTCCTGACCAGCATGTTTACCTTTTTTATAGGGAGGTCTGCTGACTTCTCCGGCCGGACACTTAACCCTTGCCCAATCAGCCACAACCTCAGCGCACGCAGTCAGCCTTTGCATGGCTTCCTCGTTAAATTCGCCGTCGTATTTATCTGGATTCCAATTTTCCAAACGCATTATTTTTGCTTCCCTAAGTCATTTGACTCCTTGTCTTTCTGGATTTGCTGGCATATATTAAATAGCTTTTGCACTTTTCTAAGGCATTCCTCTTGGTTCCTAATCTTACAAACACCCATAGCCTCTATAACAGCAAGTATATTGATATCAATAACGTCGCCCATCCCGGCTGTTATAACCTGACGCCTACAAATCATAAATATCTTTACGGCGTCCTGGTTCTCTTCAAGTACATTCACCCGGCATTTATAACAAGGAGGATCTTGAGGTGGTCGCTTATCAGCCCATACAATCTTACATTCTGGACAGGTGGGGGCATATTCATCAAGCCACGCTGCCCATTCCTCTAGTTTTTTTCCGTTTTTTCTATCCTTTCCCTTTTTTCACCTTCTAAAACTTTCAGGCATTTATTGACAAAGCGATCAAACGGTGGCGACTTCTTCAGCTTTAATTTGTTTTCCTTTGTGCATTCTAAGACTTCGCCTTTAACTTTAAAGAACTCAAGGCCTGTGATGATGTAATCCCATGTATCATCAGCCTCTTTTTTTATCTCCTTCGGGGTTAAATCTTTGAAATACTCAATTCTTTCCATACTTCTTGTCTTTGTATTAAGAACGTGCTCAACGGCTTTTTTTCGTGCAAGATACCTCTCTTGTAAAAACGGATATGGCGACCTGACCCTGACCCTCGCCTTGGGCGCAGGCTCCTCAAAAATCCATTCCTCTGTTTCTTTATCAAGATATGAATTTTGATAAGGGAACCATTCGCCCTCTTCTATACTTTCTATGTCAACCTCTACGCCTTCATAAATAACTTCCGACATATAAATTTCTACCTTTCTGCTTTTATCAAAGCATGTTAATTAAGTTACTCTTTCTAATGCTGCTCCGGACACTTTCCCGTTAAAAGAAACCGTCCCGAGGCTATTTTTTTCCAGTGTGAACGCATTAAAGTTTGAAAGTTTAATATCCCCACCACTCGCAACACGCCAAAAAGAATATGTTGTCCCTGCCGCACCGGCACCATATTGGTCATAAAAATATAGATTTGTGAGTCCTGAAGTAGTTGTTTTAAGAGCGTTTAAAGCTGCCTGCCCATTAGTATCATCAGGGTCATAATTACCGGAAAACGTTATTTCCCCAGCATCATCAATGCCAGCACGTGTCCATGTCTTAACCGTATCGCCAAAAGATGTATCTTCTAAAAGACCGGCGGTATAACCGCTTGCCGTTATTGTGCCGATATTTGCCACTGTATTTGCACCATACATTACACGAACTTTTCTTCCGCCAATACTGGCCATAATTTATTTCCTCCCTTCTTGGTCACTGGGGCATTCCCCAGGATTGAAAATATTCCCGTACGAACTAAACACCGTACTATCAATGCGTTTAGCGTTAGGGAATTGTTGTTTTATCCAATTTAGCCGATCATAAAAATCTTCTCCAGGATGCCAAGGGAATGGTCTTGTGCAGTGGTGATCCGCAAAAGCATCAATTATCCACGCACTCCCTCCCATCTCCTGCGCCTGTAATACTGCCAAAGTGCCATACAAATCAAAGCCGTCAAGCCGCGTATTAAACCGGAACTGGCTTTTTAAATTTACCAGGATGCAACACTCATCAAAACAAGATGCTTCAACAGGAAACGTATGTGATGAGCTAAAAATTAATGGCATCCTATGGTCCTGCAACCTTCCGCAAATATCTCCTTTCATGTCTTTCCCGATAATCCCGGCCACAACCCAACCATCGGGGAGTCGTTCAATCTGTGCCTTAACTGTCTCAGCCCACCCGCGCCGATAAAACATATCCTGGTGGGTAAGTACGCCTATATCAGCCCCGGCGTTTTGCATAATATCAAGCAGCTTATTTAGCCCTAATGTCGCGGAGGCAGGGTCTTTTACAAAATACATCTTCCCGTCAATTTCTGATTGCCGCAGAACCATCTCAAGCCGAATAGGATCATTAGCCAATACGCCAAACCCCATTTTTATTTTGGGCTCAGGTCTGATATATTGCTTAACTATTTTTGATGCTTCGTGGTTGTCTTTAACGTAGTTATATAGATATGCCGAATGGTCCCGATTATATTTAGCCAATTCGCCCTCAACCCATTCTTTTGTAACTGTATTTTTAAATTGTCTGCCGGAAAAATTGCACCTGGCTATTGCCTTGATGTTTCCAGGAGACACATACCCATCACCGTAATTGCCTATATATGGCCTATTATCGGCCACCAAAACAGGCCTGCCATAAGACATGGCTTCCAGTGCCCCACGCCCAAGAGTGATACAAAGATCAGCCCACTTGATCTGTTCTTGTATAGGGATATTTAAATCACTATACCGTAAATTATATTTTTCTCCCAAGAAAGCAAAAGGGTCAAACCCGACCGCCTCCCGGCGAATGACAAGGATGTTCTTTAATTCTTTATTTGGATAGGAATGGTTAGGGATAACTATCGGCTGGCCTATAATTTCACTGGGATATTTACGGTCAAGTTGAGCTTCCATAACCTCATCGCTAACTGAAATATAACGATCTGCCCCAGGGGAAAAGTATTCATCTGGAATAAGCCCATGGGAGATACAAATCTTCCTGGCAGGGTTATCTTTTATTTCTTTAAGTAAGTGACTACAGATAATAAGATCAAATTTTTCATTTATACATTGCCGTGGTGAATTAGTCGTTGTTACATCATGCCCGAGGGTTGTAAGCGTATCGATAACACAGCGCATAAAACGCCCGGAACCTCCCTCTTTAGATGCTCCTGATATATATTTAGCTGTTACTAAGATTTTCAAAATTTATTCCTTTCCCTCCGGGCAACAAAAAAGGCAAACTGTGAGGGGTGTAGCCCTACACGGCTTGCCTGATTTTTGCTAAACCTAATCTGGCCGGATTAGATCGCCCGGATTAAAATATATATAATTTTAAATTAATCCCTTTCAAATATTACGTTATAGTCAATATGATAATGCCAAATCCTTTCTGCTGCCGATGAGGTTGGGCCATCTTCATGTTCCAACCCATCACTTAAACGATAAAAAGCCACCACAGTACCGCCCGAAACGGTTAGTACACAATCATCAAATAACGCTTTTAAATGCGTCATAGCATCAAGGATCTCAATTTCAGATGGGTTTTCAGAAAAAATACTGAATTGAATTACAATATCATCTATACCATTAGAAAACGTATCGTCTTGGGTGTTTACTATATAGCTAAATGTTGCATACGGATAAGTAACATGTTCCGGTGCCTCGGCATGATAAAGTCTGCCACCAATAGCAGTTTTAAAATCATTCGCTACGTTAAAATATGTCATAAGTGCTGTGTAGAAAAGTTTCATTCGGTTTCTTTAAGCTCGTATTTTTTTAAGATTGGCATTAACTTTTTTAAATCCTCTTTATCTGGGTAGTATTTTGCTTCAATTCTGACTATTTCCCCTGGTTCCATAATAAGGTGAAAACTTATTACTCTTTTAGGCCCAAGTGCCGCACAAATTTCCCCAGCTACAGGGTCGTGAGGGGTAATAGCCGCCATCATTACTCCTTTTTATGACTTCTCAGTTTCTTTACAAAGTAATTCAATTTCCCTGTTCCCCTCATCCCCGTTAATTATTCCTCCAATAGTAAAATACCTGTCGCTATACCTATTGCTGTATTTAACCTTCCAATCAGACCTTAGTTCACTGTAAAAAGGTATTCTTACCCTATGTGTTACTGTCATGGCTCTTTGGTCGGATTGTATTCTCTCTTTCGCGCTTACGGGCCAAATAGCTGCATAGAAAGTGCGCTCGGTTGCATAGGTAGTGGTGAATCCACCCACACCATTCGCTGTTTTTGTTGGCTTTTGTAATTCTATTTTTTTATTTCTGGCGCCTATTCTCGTTCTCATTCGTTAAAACCTTTTTATCTTCCTTACAAAGTAAATCGAAACACGCCCCTGACGATGTTACTGAAATAATATTAAAATACCTCTCTCCTGAGCGTACCCGCCAACCTGCTCTTATTGGTTTTTTATGTACCAATTGAATCAGGTGTTTTTTTTGCCTGTTTTTTTATAGATGCGGAGATATCGCTATATTTAGTTTTATACGCGACAGTAAAACCCCCTTTACCATTAGATACCCTTGCCGGATATTGCACCTCAATTGTCTTTTTCAAATTGACAGATTTCATTCAAACTCCTCCCGAAGAGTTGAGGAATAGAGTAAATTCTTAAAAAATGTATCTTCACGAACATCTTGGCCAACAAAATCATCCCCCCGGCTCATATACATTTTGGCCCCAATCATCTTTACCGCCGTCCGAATCTTTGCCGGAACAAGTGCCGCCGTAGTCCACCCACACACAAACCGGCATACAATCGGGTTGCTTGGATATGCCGTAAAACTCGGCCAGGACGCCCCGTAAGGCAATACAATTCTTCCACATTGATCGCCGTTTGTTTCAACGATATAATCAGTGGTCACGGTCATAGTGGTTTCGTCGCCGTCGCTATTGGTATACTTAAGATGTGTTACTGATGCCAAATTACCAAAGGGAAGTTTAAAAGAATCCCCTGGAGGAAACTCATTAAGGCAATAATCCCATGTTTGCGTAAGCAAAGCTCTGCTGGTAATATCCTCAACATACCCCCGCGCCGTCTCGATTTGATCATTGAACAAACTGTCCTGAGAATAATCACCCAGGTCCGCGCCTATATGAGTTTTATATGCCGTCAGTGTGACCGGTTCTAGTGTTGGTGCTGTAACCTGACTTACTTGCATTTCATTTTAGACCTCTAAGAACACGTATGTTCATGCCAATCAATAAAAATAAAATGAGTATTTGCCGATGCTTCAGTATTTCTGTCTATAATCATATAGAACCTTGTAATACCTATGCGCGGGGCAGATATTTCACCACCCCACACACAAAAATATATTAAATGCTAATCTCTTCCCACAAGAAAGAAAATTGAAACGCTGCCGAACAAGCCGTCGTCGTATACGTGCAAATACTTCTGCCCGGAGGCAAAACGATACTTCCGTCAATGTTGTAAACTTGAGGGCCTGCGCCCTGCCAGGTTGTAATCGCGCCGGTCCCGTAAGTAGATACAACTCGCTCAAGAACAGGCGACACGATAGTTGCCCCGTCATCGGCATAGGCAATACTGGCCCCAGCGCCATATCTTGCGCACCGGACAGTAAGCGCAGAGGCAAATCCCCCATCCGTTGCAGCCATAAGCCCCAAAATACCTTCATCGGGGCCGACAACAGAAAGAGCCCAGCCGAACTGTAACAAGACAAGAAGTTTGCCTGATCCTGTGGGATTGGCAACACCTAGCCCCGTCCAAGTAGTTGCTGCTGCTGCCGTGGTAGCTACTGCCGCGCTACTGGCAACCGAAAAAAGCCGCCCGTTAATGGCCGCATCTGCGATCCTTCCGCTCGGCTGTAGTAATATGCCATCTTCATCGGTAAGGACTGGTCGCCCCACACCATCTCTATCTTTTCCATACATCATTTACCCTCCATCAAAATCTATACGGCCCCTAATGCCGCAATAAGTCTTAGATCACGTTCCCATGTGCCGTTATAATAAACATACTCTTCGCCAGTGTCGATTACGTGAAATGTTGAGCCCTCAGTCGTAGAAGCCGGCTTTATATCAGTTGAAAGCCCTTGATATCGTGTAATTGTAGCAACTAAGGTAACTGCCATGGCGTCCTCCTCTTACACTAATGCCGTTGCATAAGCGCCTTCAGACATTGGGTAATAAAACAGATGTCCCGTCGCTGAAATAGTCTCCGCCGCTTGTGTAGCCGCTGCTGCCAGCATCCCGATAGTGCCTACTGTGTTCGCCCCTGCCGCTGTCTCTCCGCCCAGAATATGAATTTTTCCTGCCGCCTCAACATCGGTGAGACCGGCGGTATCGGTTAAGGTTAAAGCGGTTGCAACAGCCCCTCCGACAAACATAATTCGAGTATGCGCCCCCAAATTTGCAATGCTGCCGCAATCGGCTTGCATCTCATTTACTGCGATAACTGGGGTTGTGAAGGTACAGTTAAATGCTACAGTTGTGGCATTTGCATCAGCCGCCGCCGTTAGCTCAACAAAAAGCTGGACAACTGCAATCCGCCCAACGATAGTAAAAAGTTCGGTTTGCGCGGTATCAGTAAAATTGGCGTCCACAAGAACAGCATCCGTGGTCTTAACGTGAATCCCTGTCATGAGTTCCGCAATACCCATTCTTTTACTCGGTGTGTAATAGTGCATTTTCATCCCTCCTGGATATTTAGGTCAATGCGGTTACGGAACGATTGCTGGAGTATCGGGGTTCCAAAACAGCAAAAACGATTGCTTGTCCAGTTGCACCTGTGGCATCATCCGCAAAATCCAATGTTAACCAATTTTCATCATTGGCTGTGTCCATCTCATTTGCTAATATATCAACAACCAACATATAATTATCGTAAGTCCCATGAGTGAGACTGAGTGCTGCCGAAGTTGACCACGCGGCCAAAACATCACAATTTGCAGACCCCGCAGCGGCACCACCAAAGGCATAACGAAATGTCAGAGCAGACGTACATGCGGCATCTGTAGCACCAGAATATACATACAATACAGGTGTCGCTGTGCCGATATCGGCAAGTTGAATAAGAAATGTGGCCCTGTGATACATAGCCATATTAACTGAATCCGATAAATTGCTCGCTGCCGTAGAAAAATCAATATCGACCCCTAACGGCACGGGTTTAAATCTCTCTATAAAAGCATTCATTTTCTTTTACCTCCTTAAAACATTTCAATACTTTATTAGTTTGCTGCTACTGTTACAAAAGGACCCTGAGTTGCTGTTGAACCGCCCTTGAAAGGCGTCAAGGTTTTATTCCTGAGTGGTGCGCCATCAAGTCGGTAAACCCATTTAAGCGTCATTTCATCATAGATAAATCTGACATGAATAGAAGCCGACGCCTCAATCCCGCCTTTGGTGAACAGTAAATATTCGTTAAGGTCGGCCAGAATAATATCTCCGGCAGTTCCTGGTGCCTGGCATTGTTCGATAGGGATTATCGGTTTTCCCAGCAATGTCATATACGGTCGCCCGGCTGCGCCATTCGGAGGAAGAAAAACCGCAGACCCCCCAAGTCCTTCAGGGATGGTCATTAGCATGATTTCCGGCAAAAGCGCCCTATTAACAAAAAAGGCCGCGTTAGCATCACTGGAGCTTAAAAGCCGTGCATTCATACGGACAATATTCTGGTAAAGAATTTTAGTATCAGCCCTATTTTGACCAATCTCAACTGCTTGTTCAACTTTGCACCCAGAGGCAGTAATGCCAAGAGGCATCCCCGCGCCTGTCCCGTTAACAATCAGATCATCAATCTTAAAACCAAATTCCATAGGGAACCATTTATTTACCACTGCGGTAAGCTTTCCGGCATCCCGAAGCAGGTCATTGGTTAAATACATAAGCCCCATACAGTCATTGAGATCCCATCTTGCCTCACGGAATTTTGGCTTTGTGGCTGTTACTGTATCAGCCTCGGCCTTCATATAAACCTGAATACCACCAAATCTTGAGCCGTTAGCCCTGCTTGACTCATCAATCAAGTTCAATTTCAGGCTGTCGCTGTTGCTTGATGCCGTTACATTGAAACATCTTTGTGAAAGCAGGCCGGTTGCAATAGTTCCTTTGTCAAGCATAGTCGCCTGATCGGTGTTTACGAGCCAGCCACCCTCTGACGGTATAGTCTCATTTGCCCCTGATGCCGCCGCCTGAACCTTCCCCAGCCTTTCCATGGCGGCTGCTTTGGCATTACTGCCGGGGTTTGGCGAGCCCATAGTAATAACGTCCAAAAGCTGATCACCAATAGCGTTTTTCCCGCTATAGACTTTTTCTGCCCCGTCTCCATCTCCGTTCCCGATACCTTTGGCTTCCATCTTCGCCACTGCGCCTTCGACAGATTCAAGTTGTTGTTTCATGGAGTCAATGCTTGCAATGTCCCTGGCAATATTTTCAACCTTCTCGGTTAAGAGCGGGTCGCTATAGCCCTTTGCTTCGATTTCTTTCAGCCTCGTATCGTTCTCGGTTTTGAATGTATTAAACGCTTTGCCGAGATCCTCAACGAGTTCTTTCAATTCTTTAGGCATTTTCATAACCTCCTGTTACGTTTGAAATAAGGTTTTCTAAACTGTCTGCGATCTCAGCATCCCGCTGATTATCCGGTTGGTTGTCTGGATCAGGGGCAACGCCATCCCAGCCTCTCGCAAGTATGGCCTTGGCTTTTGCCTGGGGGAACCTTGCATCCCGTAAGGCTCTCTCTGCGTCCCTGATGGTTAATTCATCATTACTGTTTAATATTTTTATATGGTCCGGCATCCCGGCAAATATAGGGATATCCAGCCTTGCTTTTACCTTGCCGCCCTCTTTTATTATGTTGTCAATAAATCCTTTTTCTTTGGCTTCCTTGGCAGTCATCCACGTTCCATCCCGTTTATCTTTCCCGTCCATGATGGCCCTTATTTCCTTCTTCCCGATCGAGGCTTTGTCCGAATAAATATCAAGGATTTGAGCACCAAATTGCTTTAATACGTCCCTCATTTCTGCCATCATAAATTCATTACCGATAGCAATAGACCAGGGGTTATGAATCATATAGGTAGAGGTTTTATAGGCGTTTACTTCAGATCCGCCAAGGGCAATAAAGCTTGCGCTGCTGGCTGCAAGGGAATCGATTCTGACTGTGACCTTTGCGTCATGCCGCTTCATGGCCTGATAAATTGCAATGGAGTCCATTACATCTCCACCGGGACAATTTATCCCGAACAACAAAGGTCTGCCTTTATATTCATTCATTGTATTAACGAGGATATTGGCATCACACCAAGGCCAGCCCACAGCATCGTAGATAAGGATTTCAACTTCTTCATTAGATGCATCAGCGTTCACCTTGTACCACTCAGGCTTATCAAGGGGCTTGTCATATAAAGCACTCATTATTTTTGCATTTGTATTATTTCTGTATGATAATTTCATTATTTACTCCTTTATCTTGCTTCTTGGCTTCCTTGACCGTTGATGTTCTGGTCTGGTATTTATCCCCGCCCGGATCTGTTCTTTTATTCATATCAAGGAGTGCCCGACATTCATTAGGGTTGAATATTTCTTTGTCTATCCCTATTGCAAACCCTTCCATCTGTTCTTTAAAAGACCCACGGAGCAACCCCCGGACTTCAAATTTTGCATAATATTTTTTGCGCTCTTGTGGCGAGAGAAGATCCCTTCTAATAGACTTTTCATAATTAACGCAATCAGGAACAATGCTGTGCTGCACAAAATTAATAGCGAACTGCTCTGCCGAGGCGTTTGTTTCAACCCTCTCCTGTGATTGAATCAGCATATGGGGAACTCTAAAAAGCCCACAAATTTGAGATTCATTCATTTTTGATTGTTCAAGAAATTGGGCGTCTACCAGCTTAATTGTGGGGAACACGATATCCATAGCTTCATCAATCAACATGAACTCATGCGATTTGCCAAGGCCCTCATATTTTTCCTTGAAGTTTTTCTTCATCCTGGCGTGTGCAGGGGCACTCATCGAAAGGGGGTGTTTAAGCACTGCGCTAGGGTGTAACCCCTTGCTAAAATACCTCCCGATAAATTGATTACTCGCCAAACCAATACCTATTGTCTCTCTTGCGTTTTCAATGGGATTTATGCCGATAATGCCGTTGAGGGTTAACCCCCGCAAATGCATGATTTTATTTCCTGACACAGGCTCAATGTCCCCGCCCTTCATTTTCAAGTGATAGGTAAGGGAAAAATCATCGTTTTGCTCAACTTTAGTAACAACGCCATCCTTAAGGGGGATCAGTTCTTGTATTGGTCGCCCTTCAAGCCCCATCTTGTAAACGTAAAAATTCCCTCTGAGGCAAATATACGCTTCCGCCATAGCCCAAAAATCAAAAGACGTCATCCAGGAGTTTGGCTGGCTATGGAGCTTTTCATACAAATAAAAATCTGTGGCCTGTGTTCTTTTATCCCCCTGCTTTTGCATGATATGGCAGGGGAGTTGCCCGATAGTAAAAGCCCTGACTCGGACGCAATTCTGAACAGTAATAAGCCTCATTGCCGATTCGGGACTGACCGCTACGCCTGAAGATGTTGGGCTGACACCCCCGTAATATGCGCCTCCGGGGGTATACCACCTGTCATCTACAGGCCCCCATGATGCGGCTTTAGGTCTTGCCATACGGGAGACAATGCCCATTACTGTTTACCCCTCATGCTGTAGCCTGTAGCCATCAACAATGGGCCGCAAACCATAAATGCCAGCCATTGACCTTTCCACAAGTAAAGGCCGTACCAGGACATAAACAGACCGCCGAAATAAAGAACGTCCCTGATATCAACAGAGAAAAAGCTTTTAACTCGTCGAACGGTTTTTTGTATAAAGGGTTTAATTTTCTGGCAGTATTTCATGCAGGAATTTTAACAAGGGATGTAAAGCATTGTCTAATAAGGAACTAGACAGGATATAACGGTTGGACGTTTTTTTGTTGTGTTAGGGTTTAATGGGTGGTAAAATGATGAATAAAAAGGGGTGGATACACCATGTGTTTAGATATTGACCCAAACAAATACATAAACGCTGCACTAATAGAAGCATTAGAATTCACCACATTATCTGATTTGCATGATGATTTATTAAAGTGTCACCCTACACTTAAGACAGAAAAAGAAGCTAAAAAGAAATACCCCAAAATAACAATGGACCTTATTATGGAAATTATAGATACAGCCGATGAATGCCCTGTCTGCTATAAAAGATTTCTTAAGTTTGGCGTAAAACATAGCAAATCATGTAAACTTGGGCCGTTATTACCGGACGCAAATATATTTAAATAACGGGAAGGTATCATGAAAACTCCTAAGACGTTGCTCGGGTTTCCCATAAAAGAGGTCAGCGGTCCTTCATTAAAAGACGACTGTATAAAATTTGGTGGGCCATTGATGGCGGGGCCAAGGACCAAAGAAGTTAAATTTATTGGCGGACCAGCGAATGACTGGGTAATGATTCTGTTTGAAGAAACCACCAAACTTGTTTTACGTGCTGTTGACACCCCTCTTCTCACGGAAGACGTTGAATACGAAATAAAGCAAGCCGAAAACGGGGAATGGGTTGGGGGAATAAAGTGACAAGAAACGATTATGATAATATCGCAAAATGTATCCGTCGAAGAGGCACTAAGGGGCAGCGAAAAGCTTTAAAAGGGGCCATAACGGTAAATGGGAAGAAGCAAAAACGCCACAAGCTTAACAAGGGATGTAAAGCATTGTCTAATAAGGAACTAGACAGGATATAACGGTTGGACGTTTTTTTGTTGCGTTAGGGTTTGATGGGTGGTAAAATGATGAATCATGAAAACTTTATATATGATTTATGCTATTTTATTTAAAGGGGTATCGGTTCTTAGAACTGCTGATGATTTCGGAAAAAATATTATGTGGAACGCTCATGATGAACCTCAGGATGGATATGGAGGCCATAACGGTAAATGGGAAGAAGCAAAAACGCCACAAGCTGCTGTTTGGAAATTACGCTAACGAATCAAGCCTGCTCTTAAGCCTGAAAGAGAGAATGCTTTTCCGTGGTATTCTCATTGTAGCTTCGGTATATTTTTCTGTGCCGGGAAAGAGCCCATGACTAATCCATAGGTAAATAGTGGACCTCGCCACACCAAAATATGCCGATACTTCATCAGGGGTAAATGTATCTTTTTTTGGCAAATACGAATCGTCAACTACTGGGGTGGCCCCTGGTATTTCTATATTATTTTTATTGGCAACACTCTTTTTTTTAGCCATTAGTTACTTTCTCCTTTAAAAAACTATTACCTCTGCATCTTCTTCTTCATAGGCTGATATTGTAGGCCCATGCCGTAACATAGCCCGACCAATACCCATAATTAAAGCCATGACGCCATCAATTTTATTGTCTTCACAAGTTTTTGTCGGGTAATAAAATTTTACAGGTCCGCCCGACCGTCCTGGTTTCTTAACTACATTGCTCATCATCCATGCCAAAACCGGGTCACCGTTATGATGAAATTTCTTATCATAAACAAGTCCCTCTAACTGCTTCATGGGTTCACTAATAAGCGCGGGGCCCTGGTTGATTTCAATACACCTGTCTTCCCCTAACCATTGCATAAGATTATTTACTAGATAAGTCGCTTCGTGGGGGTCATACGCAAGCTCAAGGATGGTGTTTGTTTTATTAATTTTACATATATCATCTTCAATGAACCTGTAATCAGTCATTGCACCGGGGGTTTTAATAATACGCACCTCCTTCACCCATTGCGGATACTGCCTGATCTTGGAGCGAATAATTGTTTCTTCGGGAAGATAATAACGGCCAAATGCGTACAGATTATTATCTCTATAAAACACAAGCACTAAAGCAGCTATATCAATTTTACTTGCAAGATCGAATGCTAAATAACAAGGCTCCCCGGCGAAATCCTCAAGACGTAAATTTTTATCAGCGCAAGCATTCCAAGCGTCTGCCGAGATCCATTTGGTGATTGAATCAGTCCAAATATTGAAGTTTAATCTTTTGACAATATTTTCTTTCGATGGCATCCCTATTGCTTCTTTGACCTGCTTTCTGTAATAATCTTTATACGGTTCCCCCAAATATTCAATATTAGGGGATGATTTTACCCATACTTTTTCATCCCGCCAATCATCACAGTCGGGGCACCCGTCTTGAGGTATAGTTTTCCCCTCTGCCTCACACCGGGGACACACATCAAGTCCCGAAATAAGACCAAACCACTCATCGTTTTCGAGAATATTTTCTAAAATTTTCGTGGTATATTCATGATGTTGATAACAGATTGATTGCCTGTTTACCCCACTATTGGTTATTTCAAATATAAGCGGTTGCCGTCTTGATTTGGTCCCTGCTGTCATTTTGTCCACAACCAGTTCACTAGGATGCTCATGGATTTCATCTATGCACGCTATGTGTGGCTTTTTCCCATCTAACCCACTGTGCTCAGAGGAGATGGCCCTAAAAAAACTATTATCTAATATATTTGCAATATTATGTTTGCTAACTTCAAGCATTTCCATCAATGCTTCAGATGCTTTAGCATAAAGACGGGCATCCCTGAACAAAATACCCGCTTGCTCCTTTGTAGTCGCACACGAATATACTTCACTCCCTGGTTCGTCGTCAAAAGTTATGCCATACAAACCTATGCCTGCGGCTATAGGGGACTTGCCCCCGCCTTTTGCGCTTTCCACATACGATGTCTTGAACCGCCGATATCCGTTAGGCTCCTTCTTCCACCCAAACACCGACCCCACTAAAAACTTTTGCCAGGGGGTTAATAAAAACGGGTGGCCGGCAAACGCTCCTTCATAAAAAACAAGAAACTCTTCAAAAAACCTAATGATATGGTTGGCCGCTCCCTCATCAAAATATAGCCCCCTCTTACGGCCTTCTTTTAGATCGTCGAGATGGCGTTTCCCTGCAAGGCGGGTCCATTTATTAGCAAGGATATTACCCCTGGTTATATCAAGGGCATATTGTGTGGTGGGGTGTATTATTTTATTTTTGGCCATATTTATTTTTATCCAGGCAACAAAAAAGGCAACTACAATGATTACGGCACCATAATTGCCTTAATTATTCTTTCGTTATTCAAGGGGAGCAACCCCCCTTAAACAAACCTGGATTAAGTTTTATGTGTTATTTAGTCGATGTTATTTCACTCGGCTCCCATATTAAACCTAATTTCCTGGCTACCTCCTCAAACCCAAGAGGTAATCTTTTCTGTATTTAACGTCATAAGATAGACAACATTTTTTACATGCACCTTTTAACCCATCCTTATTTTTTTTAGCTTTATGGAACTCCTCAACATTCTTAACCACGCCACATTTAGAGCATTTTTTCTGAGTAACCAGCCTTCTCGTGTCTTCACTTTTAGCCATACTTTGTCTGCCTAAATGCTTCATTTTTATCTGCTGCTTTTGTGGGTTTTTGGTTTGAAATCGACAGGCTTGCCCTTGATGATGGGCTCATAGCCAATTCCTTCCCGATTTTTATTACCTGATCTAATGATTCTTTCTGGATCTTGACATAGGGGTTCGCCTTCGGAAACCCTTGTTTTGTAATATTCCCCGCATCGTCAAACTCTCTGCCAAAATATATAATCTCGCCCTCTTCCTGCACCTTGATTGTTGCATTTACCCACCGTGAATAGGCTTCACAATAAGCAGCAAGGGTAGCCCTATCCAGCCCGGTCATTACACTTACGCCGGCAAGCAGTTTAACGGCCCGCTTCCATTCCTTTTTAGCCACCTTGTCAAGATGCTTTGGGCAGGTAGGGATCTCGGGGGGAGGGCTTATTTCCTTTCTAGGGGCTCTATGCGTATGGGATCGGCCCCCTTTAAGGGCAAGAATTTTATTTGGGGTTGCTTTTCTGCCTTTACCCATTATTTACCCTCTCAAATACGCCTTATACTTGGTATGTTTCGGGTTTAATATAGCTCTTTTACACAGCCATCTATACTGGCTGATTTCAGGGAAGAGGAAGGGGTGAAAAAAAACCAATAAGTTTCGGCTGTCACCCTCTGATATTTGAGCCGTGAAAGATACCTCGAAAGGGGATGAAATCGATTCCACATATTCCCCTAATTCTTCAGCATTTAAATTGTTCCCGCCAGGGACGTTAAAGCTGTAACCTATACCCCCCAAATCAATCCCTTCGCCGTCTATATAAATTCTTGCTTTACTCGCCTTTAGTGCCGCCATCGCAAGGCTCCTTTTTATCGCCCAATAAATCCAGTGTTTTCCCGCAGCCATGGCAAATATAAACGCCGACCTCTACAGGGATATTTTTCCGTGTTTCATTGCTTGCTGCAAACTCTGATATCAAGCCAACCTTAAGAACCTTGTCAAAGTAATCGGTCCCACATTCACACTGTTTCATTGTGACGTCTTTAATATCAAACATTGGCTGCTGGTTATTGATTACGGGGACTCTCATTGGTGTTATGTTTTTATATTTACTCATTTCTTTCTCCATAATTCTAATTTTTTTATCATTTCTTGGACCAATGATACATTGTATCTAAGTCTTTAACATGCAAAAGAGGACATTGCTCTAACCAACTGAGCTACCCCTCAGCTTAATTGCTTTTGTTTCCACCCGCCTTTCCTGTGGTGAATTGCCTCATGGCAGTCAAAGCACATGCTTTCGAGGTTACTTGGATCATTGTTTAACTCATTCTCGTCGATATGATGCACTAATACGGCCATTGTTTCTCTAGGAAGTAAAAGGCATTTTTCACATAAAGGATCTTGAGCAAGCTTTCTTCGTCTGATTTTTCGCCATTGGGGGGAATGAATGAATTTTCGTTCTGCTGTGAGATCCCTTTTCTGGTCATATGCCCTGTTACGCTTCCTTAAATCTTTTTTTGCATATTCAGCGCATACAGAACAATAGGACTCATTGCCCCTGATTAAATTTGGGCATGTATGGGTGTATGGTCCACGCCCTGGACATGGACGACGGGGTTTGCGTGGCATTTATCACCATGCTTTCTTTTTGCAATGGTTCAAATAACTTCCTTGATTTCGTTTACCAATTTATCTAAATTGTGGTTTGGTGTTAGTTCAGCCCAAAGAGCCGATGAATAATCTTCTAAATGGTGTAAGGTTATCCTTAGCAAGGCGACCGCTTCCATAATACGCCGCCAATCACCCATATTTATTTCAAGAGGGTCCAAGCCGTGTTCATTAGCGGTTATCTTGACCGGCGTATCGTTCGGGAAGTCTTCGGTACCTTCATTAAATTCACAATCGTCGATATCAAAAGCCATTATTATTCTTCCCCCTCCAGAAAGCGGGGCCACCATAAAGACAGACGGCTGAAAAATATTTCTGTGCTCGACCCAATCTTAACCACTTTATGATTTTAAATTTAGTCCAATACAAAATCCAGCGCACCAGGTTATTAAGGAAAATCCGGTCATGCTCGTTCTTATCTTCAATAGTTTCCCCAACATAGTAACCAAAGTCATGAGGGTTCGCGCAAGGAGTAATATTCAGGCCCCAGATTCTATCCGGCACCGACCAGCCCCACCCTTTAGGGCCTGCACCGTTACAAATCTCTTTATGCTCTTTAAGGGTAAGTTTCCAATACTCGGGAGGCGCATAAAGGATTTCCCGCAGGTCAACACCTTTATGCATGTAAATAGCGGGGTTATCGTCTCGGAGGAGGATTTCGTCAAGATCAAGTTTTAATTCAAGCTCGGCCACTGCTTAATCCTCTTATAGCTTAACACCTACCCTGCATTTTGTGGCCCATTGTGTTTTGTTCACGGCCTCCATATCAAAATAACCCCACTCATAACGAATCTCGGCGAAATAATCACCAACAACCTCAATGTCAATAGATGGGGAAATATTAATTTGATATTTTTCCAGGTTATCTATTTTATGAATGCCCTCGCAATCAATAACACCGGCAATGTCTAAATTTAAACTCACAGGGGCATATATTTCCCGTGTATAATCAACTTGCGCCTTTAACAAGCTTTGCTGGTCATAGGTGGTATTAAAATAATTGGAGGCCAAATAAAACCCCGCAGTTGCGACAAAAAAGCTATCTTGGTTTGGGTCGCTTCTGTGGCCGGCCCCTAGCCCAATTTCGGTTTTATTTATTTGCCATTCAGTATTTTGCTCATACAGCAATTCCCCAAACAAAAACCCTGGAGAATCGTCCAAATAGACATCTTCCCGGAGATCCGCCAACACGTTGAGCTTTTCTAATATGTCCCTATCTATTTGTGTATTCATCTCAAGATCAATTTGGGTGCCCTTATCTTCCCCTTTGAGATATAAATTAAGGGCGAAATCCGTGTCTTCGGCCCCGAGGTAATCCTTCCCTGCACCAAAAGTAAAAGATCCGGTTTTTGTATTTTCCGCCATACAAGTCGAGGCAACAAATAGCACAATAATAATGATAAAAATTAATGAGATTGTAGCGTTCCAAAACTTTTTCATGATAAATTGCTCCTTTTCTATTAAAAAGATTGCAAAAACGTAATAAATAGACAATTTTGTCGATGTAAACTTAGTTACTTATGATGTAAACATACTTTACGTTTTTTGTCAAGCATTTTATTTTACAATGACATTCATTAATGTTTCGGAAATATTTTTTACAAAAATCCTAAAAATTTTTAATTTTGCGCTCGCGTGAGAGGGGC